GCCTTCTTGTTGAGGTCATCAATGTCGTAGGTCATGTCTGTTTTCCTTTCTGAGGTGCCGGAGCCCCGGCGTTGATTAGAGCGCGGGCATTCCGTCCAGCGTACCACCTCCAAATGTGGCGCTGATCATGCCGTGCGATTTTTCGAGACGGGCGACCATCTCATCTGTCCAGAGGTTCCCCGTCAGAGATGCAATCTCCTCACCATCAATCGTGGTGACATAAACACTGTCGGCGGTGTAGCCGGTGGCCTCGTCAATGTACTGGGTCGGGTTGGTCATCATCTCTGTCTTCCTTTCTAAATCTCAGCAACAAAGGGATTGTCCCTCTTTTCTCCTGAAAAGGCAAACACTTTTTTCGCAGCAATTTTCTCAATGGAAACAAGGATGTAACCAAACCCCGGGTTACACGCCCCGAACAAAAGAAAGAAGGGGATCGCCACCAAACCGTTATCCACCAACGATCTCCAGCCGAGCGTTACCGCGTTACCGCAAATATCGTCTTTTATTTTTTATTTTTTTTCTCTCAAATATTCCCTTATAGAGAGGGCCAAATTCCCCAGTACGGGTGCCAAAACAACTTCTCCAAAAACAGCGGTAACACCGGTAACGCGGTAACAACAGCGTTCTCTCGTATTTTTTTCTATCTCTGCGACATTTTTTCAGGCAGAATAACCGGCCATTGAGAAAGGACAGAAAGAGATGCCAAAAGTTTACGTTGTGAACCGGCCCATCCAGAACAAATTTGGATGGGTTCCAGACCTAAGTGATGCCGCCCGCTACGGCACCCTCGAGATTGTTTTTGAGCCAAACGACAACCCGCAATTTGTCCCCGGCCCATCAGTTCAAAAGGCACGTCGCATCATGAAAGATTTCTCGGCAGAGGACTACATCCTTTGGCCGGGAGGTGGCGACCCCATTGCTGTGATGATTGTGGTTGCAATCGCCAGCGAGAAGTCGCCAACAGTCCGCGTCCTGAGATGGGAGCGGAATAAAGAAGAGGGAGACCGGGACCGCCGGAAGGGCTTCTATATGCCGGTCGCCCTCGAAATTCGTTAAATCAGAAAGGATTGACATGGAGAACATCGATCTGCTTGAGGACGTGGCACCATCGTCCAACGAAATTGGTGCAATTGCGAATATGGCCACTCGAATGCTCGAGCTCGAAAACGAGATCGCCCTCATTGAAGAGGCCACTAAGCAAATGAAGCAGGATCTCGCTAAGTTGGCTGAACAGGACTTGCCTGAATTGATGCAAGAACTGAACATTCGAAACTTCACTTTGAGCAACGGTGCCAAAGTGGAGGTCAACGAAATTATCTCAGGATCAGTCCCCTCCGCCACGGCAATTGACCGTGCAAAGGGGGACGACAAAGTTGCGCTTGAGATTCGCCAACAACATTGCTTTGACTGGTTGCGTGCCAATGGCGCAGGTGACCTCATCAAGAGCTCTGTTGAGGTTCAGTTTGGTCGTAAGGATGATGACGCCTGCGAAGCATTCACAAGGGATCTGAGCGAACGTCAGCTGAATTACAGGCGCGCAGTTACTGTGCACACCGGCACCCTGAACTCTTTTATCAAAGAGCGCATGGGTGAAGGCAAGGACGTCCCCCACGACCTGTTCCGAGTTTACACAGGTCACAGAGCCAAGATTAGGAGATAAACATGGCCAAAGATGTAGCAGTTAAAAAAGAGACCACTGTCGTCGCGTTCGACGCAGACATTTTGCTTGCTGACAGCGGCGCAGGAATGGAGGGCATGACACAAGACGACCTCATGATCCCGCGCCTGAGCATGCTCCAGAAGGTGTCAGATCAGGTTAACAAGCGCCACGGCGCATATGTTGAAGGTGCGGAGCCGGGTCACATATTCGACAATGTGATGGGAACCATAACCGACGGCGAGAAGGGCGTCGTCGTCGTCCCGATCAGTTATCGTCGCCTTCACATCGAGTGGAAGCCTGACCGTCAAGGGCTGGTTGCTGACCATGGCTCAGACCCCTCTTGTCTTGCGAATTGCGAACGGGGTGGCAAGGGTGAGTATGTGACAGACGAGGGCAACGAGATTGTTCCCACTGGTGAGTATTTTGTCTATGTGATCAGCGATGACGACGGGTCATTTTCCCCGGCGATGTTGAGCATGAGCAAGAGCCAGCTCAAAAAGGCCCGGCGCTGGAACTCCATGATCAACCGGCTGCAGATCCCGCATCCGAACTATGAGGACAAAAAACTCACCCCGGCGATGTTCTGGAACGCATACCGGCTGACCACTGTGCCGGAGGAGAATGACTTAGGCGACTGGTTCGGCTGGGACATCGAAATGCTTTTTGATGCAGCGTCGGGGGGCATTATCCAGCAATGGCCCGCAGGCAGAGACATTTATATGTCTGCTCGAAACTTCAAGAACCAGCTGGCCTCGGGGGAGGTCAAGGTATCCCCAGAGGCCACAGAAGACGATTTGATGTAAATTGGTTTGCATTAAGTCTGGGGGAGAGACACACCTCTCCCCCAACTCTATCAGAAAGGATCAACCTTGAAAAACACGAAGCGTTTCGCGCATTTGTTTCGCGGATACGGATTGGCGCACGGGCAGTACCGCGTCCAGAAAAAAGAGGCCGACGGGAAGATGTCTGGCCGGGCAGTGACGGTCAGTGAGGCAGCAACGGAAGCGCACTTCTCAAATCACCTGAAAGGTGGCGAATACATTCTCGGCATCATCATGCTGAAGGAAGACAACAGCTGCAACTTCGGCGTCATCGACATCGATATCCGAGGCGAGGTCAAACTAAAAGACACCCTCGAAGAGCTTGAGAAGAAAATCCGCGACACACCTCTGGTCATGTGCAGGAGCAAGTCAGGCGGAGCGCACCTCTACCTGTTCTGCGAGCCAGCGATTGCCGCCATCGACATGGTGAGCAAGCTGGATGAATTTGCCGCAGGTCTAGGCTATGGCGGTGTTGAAATTTTCCCCAAGCAGATCTCCCGGGCAAACGAACTTGACCGGGGGAATTGGATAAATCTCGCCTACTGGGATGGAGACAAAACAGATCGCTATGCCATTCACAATGGCAAGAAGCTCAACCTCGAGCAGTTTCTGGATCTCGCAGAAAAGAAGAGAACAAATTACGAGGCCCTCGATAAATTGCAGCCAGACCTCGTCGATCATTTCAGTGATGGTCCACCATGCCTGCAGCACATCATGACGATGGGGTTCCCTGAAGGTGGGCGGAACATATCCCTGTTCAATGTCGGTGTTTACTACCGCAAGAAAAATCCAGACGACTGGCAAGAAGACCTCATGCGTTTTAATTATGAGAGCCTCGACCAGACCCTCCCGTCGGGCGAGGTCAATGCGCTCGTCAAATCAGTCAGCAAGAAAGATTATGCCTACACCTGCAAGCAAGCGCCGATCTGCAATTACTGCGAGAAGAGCAAATGCATGAAGCGCGACTTTGGCGTTGGCGGCTATGGTGGGGGGCAAGCCATCGAGATAAACTCGATCACCAAATATGAAACTGAGAACCGCCAGTCTGTGCGCTGGTACATCGAGATTGGTGGCGAGCGCATCGAGGTGACCACACAGCAGCTCCTCGATCAACGCCAGCTGCAAAAGCTCTGCGTGGAGAAGCTCAACAAATGCCCAGCCACGATGCCGGGGCCAAAATGGGAACAGGCAATCAACAATCTTCTGGAGAGTGTTGAGATTATCCAAGACCCGGACGACGCCAGCCCCCAAGGTCAATTCGAGAAGATGCTCGACAGCTTCCTGACTGGCAAAGTCCAAGCTCGTCATCGTGACGAGATCATGAACGGCAAGCCATGGAATGACACAGACGAGGGAAGAGTGTTTTTCCGCTCGGAAGACCTGTTTCTCTATTTGGAGGCACGCAGATTTCGATACTCCAGCCAGCACCAAGTCTGGTCTTGGTTGCGGACAACTGGTGGTGACCGCAAGACGTTTCGCATCAAATCAAAACCCGTTAAGGTTTGGAGCGTCCCGGCCCCCCAGTTTTATGACGACGATGACGAGTTGGAAATCCCCAGCTCTGTAAGCGAGGACTTTTGATGATTGGCAATGAGTTAAAGAAAATCAGGCTTGAGGAGGGAATGACAAGGGCAGACATTTCACAGAAATCAGGCGTGGCAGCAAGCACGATTATGAATTACGAGCTGGGCCGACATCCCCAGCTCGATGCCCTCGAGAAGCTGGCAGAGGTGCTGGGATATGAAATCGATTTAATAAGATTGGAAAAATAAATGTCAGCAGAAGAGCAAAAGGACCGCCTGATGATTATGCCAGCGGAAGGCATCGAGAAATTTTTCCGCAGCATGAGATCTCACATGGAGAGCTGCACCTTTACCCCTGATCAATTTTGGGCTGCGAACCACATAATCCACCAGATAGACTATGTTCTCGACGGCAATGAATTTCAGAAAGGAATCCAAGATGAGATACGTCCAGATAATTTTGGGACCACCCGGGACAGGAAAGACAACGACGCTTCTGAAGATCGTTGAAGATGCGCTGAGCCGGGGCGTTCCCCCTGAGCGGATTGCATACTTGGCATTCACACGCAAAGCCGCGAACGAGGCCAAAGAAAGAGCGATGACACAGTTTGGCTTTGACGAAAAAAGGTTCCCGTATTTTCGCACACTCCACTCGCTCGCATTCAAAGAGCTCGGACTCCAGCGAGACGAGGTCATGACAAATTTGCACTTTCGCAAACTTGGCAAGGCGCTGGGTGTTGAGTTTCGTGGGATCTACGACGAGGAGCTTGGCATACACACCGGCGACGGGCTTGGCGATAAGTGCTCACGAATTGATTCTCTGGCTAGAGTTGGCCTTCGCGGTTTGGAAGATCAATACAATATTACTGGCACGAGCGACCTGACGTTTCACGCAGTCAAGCAATACACGGAATGCCTCGCACGCTACAAAAAAGAAAACGGCCTGCTTGATTTCACCGACATGCTCGAACAATATGACTCAAAATTGCCAGTGGACATTTGCATTTTCGACGAGGCGCAAGACCTCTCCTCCCTGCAATACCGGATGGCGATCCTCGCGGCGACAGACGCTCAGGAGGTTTATATCGCTGGTGACGATGACCAAGCAATCTTCGGATGGGCCGGGGCAGACGTAAATAAATTTCTCAGCCTAAAGGGTGAGACCTCGATCCTCCCGCAGTCATACCGGGTGCCCCGATCTGTACACCGGGTCAGTCTGGGCATCCTCAGCCGCATAAAGCACCGCTACGTTAAGCCGTGGTCACCAAAAACCTCTGAAGGTTCAGTCGAGCACATTTCGGAAGAACAGCAAATCGACTTTTCAGGGGAGGGGACTTGGATGTGCCTAGCCCGTTCAAAATACATGCTGAACCGATTTCAGCAGGCCGTCCGCCAGCAAGGATATTCTTATTCGTACAACGGGAAGCCATCTCTTGAATCGTCGGAGACGAGGGCGATATTGAGCTGGGAGGCAATCAGGAAGGGCAAGCATATTTCACTGTACGAGGCAAAAAACATGGTCCAGTTTTTCGGGTTCAATGTTTCCCTCGAAAAGAAGGACAAATACGGGATCACAGATCTTGGGTTGCCAGCAGCAGCGGCAGAGCACGACTGGATGGCAATGCTGCGCGGCATCGCACCGGACGAGCGGGAGTATCTGAGGTCGTGCTTGCGCAATGGTGAGAAATTCTCCGGCAGGCCCCGCATCTCAATCTCCACAATCCATCAGTCGAAGGGTGGCGAGGCCGACAATGTCGTGTTGCTGACCGACATGGGCAGGCTGTCTTTTGAGAACAGCCACAGCGACGAGGAGAACCGGGTCTGGTATGTAGCGGCCACCCGCACTCGTGAAAATTTATTCATCGTGCGGCCAAGAGGTCTGCGCCATTATGTTATGTGATGATAAGTCATTGATATTTAACAAAAAGAAAAGTGCTTTTACTTTTTTTATAAAAATGGTATAATCCCTTTGTTAGAGAAATTTAGAAAGGAATTTGAAAATGGAAATTAGAGTTATTTGCAACTGCATCGCCTGCCACGGTTGTGGCTACGTCGCTGACCGTCACCCGAACGATCCGTCGTCACATGACATCATTTGTCATGATTGCGACGGCGATGGCAAGAAAATGTTTGTTGATGTTTACGACTCCATTGCAGATGCCCAAGATGATTATCCCGAGGCCGTCGGCTTCACCTACCTCTGAGAAAGGAAACGAAATGACTGATCTTCTGGAGATCCCTGCATTCTTGAAGCGCGAAACAACCACCGGCACAGCGCGGAGAAAATATAAAATCCGCACGAAATGGAAGATGTCAAAACTGCCATTTGAAAAGCGCCCGCCCCGCGCGAAAACTTTTTCAGGCGCACAGCGCGTCGTCGTTCATTTGCAGGACGAGGCCACCAGCGTTGGATCTGGCCGCCGCAACGTCTGGGCCAAAATTGGTCGCAAGTGGGTTTATATCTGTGACGGGATGGGCAACCGGGGCCGCCTGACCGTGTCTGATTTTCAACGAGCTACGAACGGGAGACGATAGATGGCGAGCAAGAAGTGGACGCAGAAAGAAGTTGATGAAATAAAATTTCTGAAAACTTTCATGACCGCGAAGCGAATCTCGGAGGATAAGGGCCTGAGCAAAAATCAGGTTACATACGCATTGTATCTCTACAAGCGCCCGCGAACGACAATGGCTGATATTGTTGAGCGGGTTAAAAATTCCCCACCGGTGCCCGAGAAAAAACGCGGGCTGTTTCGGTGGTTTCCATTTTTGGGGAAGCGAGGATGATTGAAATAAGAATGGTCGGGAATGACATCGAGCTCGACGGGGAGAAGGTTGCCCGTATTTTTGATATCCGGTCAACGCTGAGGGCGAGGCTTGAAGAGGCGATTGATGTCGCCGCTGGCATTAATTTAGAGCTCGATCAGATAAAGGAAGACAGTTATGAGGCAGGACGAGAAAAGGGATACGAAGAGGGCTGGGCCAAGGGATACGACGAGGGCTATATCCGGGAATCTTGAGCAGGCCCTGAAAACTTTTCAAGAGAGGGGGGAGGCATATGGCCCCTCCTATCTGCGGCACGGTGAAATCATGTCTTCACTTTTCCCGGAGGGGATTAACCTGCAGTCAATCGACGACATCAATCGCTTTGGTCTGCTGAGCATGATCACAATTAAACTCACTCGCTACTGCAATCAGTGGGACGAGCCGCACAAGGACTCCATCCACGATCTCGGCGTTTACGCATTTATGCTGGAGGGTGTTGATGATTCTATTCGATCTTGAGACCACGGGCCTGCCCAAGGCAGAGGGTTCCGATCTGGACATCCAGCCTCACATAATTGAATTTGGCGCGATTAAGCTGGATGATGAGCTAAAGGAAATTAGCCGCATCGAGTTTCTCTGCAACCCGGGGCAGCCGCTTGAACCAATCATAACCAAAATAACCGGGCTCACGGATGCTGACCTGAAAGATGAGAAGCCATTCGTTGCTTACTACAATCAGGTCTGTGAATTCTTCCTCGGGGAGAAGACGCTTGTTGCGCACAACCTCCCATTCGACCGGAAGATATTAAGGTTCGAGCTTGAGCGCCTAGACAAGCTCACAAAATTCCCTTGGCCCTATGAGCACCTCTGCACAGTTGAAATTGGCGAGGGTGTCTGGGGTAAAAAGAGAAAGCTCGGCGACATCTTTGAGGAAATCACAGGCAACAAGATCGACGGTGCCCACAGATCGACTGCGGACATCGAGGCCATGATCGAAATTTACAAATGGTACAAAAAAGAAGGGCACGTCTTATGACTATCGTAGTCTACATCCTGTTCGCCGTCGTCATGACCAAGGCGCTAACGGTTATTTTTTAATGCTCAATCTCCGCACCAGATCTGAATATTCCTTTCGCAAGGCATTTGGTCACACAAATGATGTTGTGAAATTTAGCAATGGCAACACCATCGGAATAGCAGACAGCGGAACGTGGGGGCATGTCACCTTTAGCAAGGCATGCAAGGCGGCTGGCAAGAGGCCGATATTGGGTGTTGAGATCTCTGTTGTCGAGGACGCAACAGACCGCTCAAAGCAGCCAGCCAACATGATGTGCTTTCTCGCCAGAAACAATTCTGGCCTTGAGGAGATTTACAGCTTGGTCACACAGAGCACAGCCAAGGACCACTTCTATTATATCCCGAGGTTGAGCTACACAGACCTTTTTGACATCACAGAAAATGTAATAATTTTCTCCGGCACCCACCCGATTTGGGGAATGATCCCATTAGCCAGAAGAGACACTCTGTACATTGAGCTGAACCCGATGAGCAGTCGCAGGGCTGTTGAGTTCGCAGAGGCAAAGGGCTTCCAGCTCGTCGCAACGAGCGACAACTACTATCCAACCGTGACCGACAAAAAGGCTTACGAGGTTCTTACCGGGCAGAACAGGACAGATCGCACCGCCCCAATGCACATCCTCAATGAGTGGGAGTGGAAGGACGCGGT